TCGTAGATAAACTTTATGATGGTGAAAATAGATACATACGATTATACAAGTATAAAGAATATGATGCAAAAGGAAAGGCAAGAAAGAAGCCAGGATTCCAGACTTCATCTAAGAGCAGACCTATTATTATAAATCGTTTTGTAGAGATGTTTGAGACTGGACAGATTCTATTAAATAGTAAGAAATTACTTGATGAAATGAAGTCATTCCAATTGGACGATACTGGCAAGCAACAGGCGGTAAAAGGTGCAAAGGATGATAGAGTTATGGCTTTTGCTATGGCTCTGGAAGGACTGGTAAACGGCATCTGGTATATTTAATGAACAGTATTTATGATAAATAAAAAATTGAAAGGAAGTTAAATGGAATATAGAGATTATAAAAAGATACTTGATGAAGCTATGGTAAGTTATGTAAACCACGGTGGGAGTACATACAATATGAATTGTGTTCTGAAGGAGTATGTTTTTTCTTATGACAATGAGTCTATGGCAGACGACCACAAGAAACACTTATCAGATAAAGCGGTACAAGCTATCTTAAAGAAAGAAACGCTGCCTAAGGGCATTAGATTAGAAAAGTGCATATGGCACAGGAAGGATTGATATATGAGAAATCCGATAGAAGCAATTAAGAATTTTTTTAGTAAAGGAGCAACTATGAACACAGAAAAAGTAGACTGGTTTAGAGATGAGATAAAAAAGACACGCTACAGGGATAGGATTAGTCGAGTTGAGGACATTGACGATTATCTGAGAAGGAATCACAAGGTTTTACAGATTCCCTCTTTCCAGTACAAAGAACACACATTTGAGCCTACCAGATTAGTTCTTCAGACGTTGCGTAGTATAATTAAGTTCCACTCTTCGTACATTTGTGGAACTCCTTGTTCTATAACCGGCGATAAGGAATTTGTATCTTTGTTGAACACTATTTATAAAAGAGGTGGGTACACAAAAACAGACTTGGAAATAGCGAAAGACCTGATTACATATGGTGACACATTTGAGTATGTGTATCTGGATGGAGATAAGATTAAGTCAAAGCTCATCAGAAATAAAGACTCTTATCCCCTGTATGATTCTTTTGGGAATTATACCCATTTTGTTGAATATTGGAAGGATGAAGATACCAGAGCAGACCATTATGTTGTGTATTATCCAGAGAAAGTGGAAATTTATGAGAATAGCACACTGATTGACACTAAGCCAAACCTTACAGGACTTCCCATTTGGTACAGTGCTATGGATAAATCAAAGTATGATAAATTTGGTGATCCGTTCCCTCTTGACCTTATGGGGATTATGGATACAATCGAGTCACTATTATCGAAGTTGGACACGGCAGTGCTTACACTATCTTTGTCCCCTATTGGTATTATTTCTGGTCAAAGATTTGATAGTAGTATACCACGGGACATGGTTGGTGCAGTTCTCAACATTGACGAAGGTGGAAGTTTTAGTTGGGCGAATGCTCAGATGGATAGAGAGTCAATTAAGCTGGAACTGGATTATGTGATACAACAGTTTTATGCTATTGCGTGTGTTCCAGCTTCAATCATGGGACAATCTAATGTGGCGAATGTTTCAGAGACTTCAATTACAATGCTTTACCAACAGTGTGATAATTTCGCACGACAATATATTGCGTCCATGAAAGAAGGTTTTGAGAAACGATTGGAATATATCCGAAAACTAATGGAGTATAATGGACAGACTGTATCGGATGAAGTGTTTGACAGTGTAAACTTCTCCTTTAATGTTGCAAGACCTGTTGACAATGCAGCGGATATGGCGAATATGGAGATTCAGTATAATTGTGGTGCAATTTCCAAACAAACTATTATTGATCGTTCACCTTATACTACGGATACCGCATTGGAACTGAAGCGTATCGAGGACGAAGCAAAGGTTAATGGTGAGTCTGAAGAAGAGACAGATGATCCACTAGAAATTGTGACAAGTACCAAAACTGAAGAAGTAATAATTGACGATAAGGCAGATTAACCCCTTATTCATTTTGTGGAGTAACAAAACGTTACCCCATATTTTTTTGAGAAAACATAGAAAGTGAGGATCAGAATTATATGTATCCATTTTATCAGTTAATTCAAATAGTAGAGCTGCCGGAAAACGGCGGTAATAAGTATGCAGTAAGATTCCTGGCACAGATGGAGTATTTTGATTATGATTTCATGTGCAAGAATGCCCTGAAGGAATTTCTGTTTACAAATAAATACGACAGCGGAGAATATCTCATTATCCGTGATAATGAAGAGTATGGTGATATTTATGTAACCGAAGCAGTCTGTATCTATCGGTGCAAGGACAAAGGAAGTTATGTTGATTTTAAGATCGCCGGTGAAGAGTGGAAGAATCTGGTAAAAGAAGTTCTGGAAAAGTCCCCTATTATCAAACCATCTCTTCAAATTCAGACTATGCACAAATTATCAGTGCCAAAGATTATACCAGAATAAATATATGGGTATCGGTGAAATGCCGGTACCCTGATTATATTCAGATACGATTCCATCATGCAGTTTTTAATGGCTTTTGTCATTGCCAGACCTCATTCTTCATGTATGGTGGGATCATATGTGGATATAATAAAAGGGAGACACAAATTTGCATCCCCCTTACACTTGACTTTTGGCGGTCAAATGTTATAATCAAGTTAGAAAAGCAATCAAGAGATATTGGCGTGTCTAATGGTTGCTTCTTTCCGAATAAACAAGTTATAAGGTTACAAAGCAAAACAACACGGGCTATCCCCTACGGCAATAGGGAATAGCCTTTTTGCTATTTGCGGTGGTTA